ATTCATGCAACGCTTGTGCCGGAAGAAGTCAAGAAGCATAGGTTCATTGATGAGGTTGTTACCGGTTGCGGGGTTGAATACTTTGGCGGCAAGTTTAACCCTGATGTGTTATGGCCAGACAGGGAAATATTCCTTAAAGAGCTTCCGCCGGTGCATAGGAAATATCAGTTATTTATGACAAGCTTCGGCTGCCCTTTTAATTGCTCTTTTTGCGGGAATGAACAATTGAGGGCCGTAAGGCAGCATAAACTATTCCGGCGTTCAGTCGAGGGATGTATTCACGAACTTGCGGATCTAAAAACAAGAGGCATGAAGTATGTTTTATTTGTAGATGATATATTTACTGCCGATAAAAAGTGGCTGAAGCATTTCCTTATTGAATATAAAAAACACATTGGCTCACCTTTCTGCTGTTTTGCGCATGTTAGATTTTTAGATGAGGAAGTTATCATGCAATTAAAAGAAGCGGGCTGCCATACCGCTTGGCTCGGCATACAAAGCGGTGATGAGCGCTTGCGCAAACAAATAATGAATAGGCCTGAAAGCAATAGGGAAATAGTTGACAAATGCAAGCTGATAAAAGACGCAGGCATACAGCTAATCGTTGACCATATATTCGGCATACCGACAGAAAATGCAGGCTCGCAGGACATAAGCTATAATCTTTATACGGAAATCAATCCTGATATAATCAATTGTTATGAGCTGGTATATTTTCCGAAAGCGAAAATAATAGATATAGCTGTCAGGACAGGTGCGATAATGCCTTCTGAAATCCAAAAGATAAACGAGGGAAAGAGCATAACTTATCAGCAGGGCAATCAGCCGAGCAAGTTTTATAAAGAGTATGCAAAGGGTTTTGCGGCCATACCACTTGGCGGGATAGCTTATGAGATATTGCCGTTATGGATTATTAAGCTTTTAGTATATTTAAAATCGGGCAGAGGGTTTATCCCTCTTGCTATGTTGCAGAACGAAATCTTTTTTACTGTGAGGGCGATATGGAAAAAGTTAAAACCTTTTTAGCAAATACAATTGTGAAAAAATTTAAATCTCTTGGATTTTGCGGTGCGCTTAGATTTAAGATGTTGTATTGGGCATACAGAATAACAGGATGGCACATAAGAGCAGATGAATGGGATTGGGTTTTAGAGTATTTGCCAAAGTTAGATAAGTGGCAACAATTTAAAGTGCTTGATATTGGAACAACTTCTTCTTTATTCATATACGAACTAAAGAAAAGGGGGTATCGAACTTACGGGCTGGATATACGACCTTATCAGGAGAAGTTAAAAAGGATAGCTTTCATTTTAAAAGATATAACTATTAAACATAAATTTGTCGAAAATTTTGATTTTATAACTTGCATTTCTGTTTTAGAGCATACGAAATATCCCTATAAGGCAGTTGAAACTATGGCATTAAATTTAAAAAGAGGGGGGAGATTGCTTTTGACAATACCTACAAAAGAATATGCGCAGGGACATGAGTGGGAAGGTTTTTCTTATGAAGATTTTTTAAAAGAGATAGTTAGTTCTAATTTCCACATAGCAGAATACACAGAAAGGAAAGGGCAGATTTGCGCATGCCTTGTTAAAAAATGACAGAATGGACACATAAAATATATAACGAAAAGATAAGCCCGATTATAACGAAGCCGTTTATCTCTTTAGGCATTACACCTAATCAGGTTACTGTATTTAATTTTCTTTTTACAATAACAATAGTTTGCTTTTTGTTTTCAAGAGGCACGCACTTGGGCTACCTGCTTGGTCTTTGTGCGTGTATTGTCAATATAATATTAGACTATGTTGACGGTGACTTGGCAAGGCGGACAGGATTATCTTCAAAAGCCGGCGAGTGGTTTGACAGCATAGGCGATATCATATTGCAAAATAGCATTATGGCGGCTATATGCTTCGGCATATTGAAGGGTTTAACAGCGAAGGTTTTACCTTTCCTCTTGGCCGTCGTAATGCTGTTTTTTATCGGCAACAGTATTATGAATGTAATCAGTGTTTATTATAACAATCGTTTTGGTTTTAACAGCTACAAGGGCAACAAGCTGTTCAGGGGATATATGAACGAGAAGGATAATTTTCTTAACAGGTTTTTGAAGAATTTGATTGACCCAACTTCAAGTTGGTTGGCGTTATCTTTTTATACAGTTAGGTATTGGATTGTCTTAGGTGCTTTGTTCAACATTATGCCGCTTGCGATAATTTGTATAACTATAATCGGAACTTTTAGATGGGTTGTGATGTATGTTATTTATGCCCTATACTTATTGGATTACAAAAAACTTTGGGTTGTTCAGGCGCTTGGAATTTTAGATGAGAGTAATCCTGATTATTATAGGGTGAGATATGGAGAATGAATATGAGATAGTAAGGGCATTCGAGGAAAAGGTTGCGGAATATGCCGGATCGAAATATGCAATTGCGGTTTCAAGCTGCACAAATGCTTTGTTCCTTTGTTGCCTCTATAAAAAGGTGCGATGGGTGCATATCCCGAAGCACACCTATCCCGGCGTGGCTTGCAGTATTATTCATGCAGGCGGGAAGGTTAGCTTCCACAATGAAGCTTGGAGTGGAATATATCAGCTTCGACCATACGAGATATACGATAGTGCGTTGCGTTTTGAAAGGGGCATGTATATCAAGGACAGCTTGTATTGCTTATCGTTCCATATTAAAAAGCATTTGCCGATTGGAAGGGGTGGCATGATTTTAACAGATAGCAGAGAGGCATATATTTATTTCAAAGCAGCGAGGTTTGATGGGCGCAATGAAGTCCCGCTTTCTGAGGATAAAATAAGCATGCTTGGTTGGAATATGTATATGACGCCACCACAGGCCGCAAAAGGGCTTATGCTGTTTAATAGTTTGAAAAGGAAAAAGCTCAAGGATTTGCCAGTTGATGATCAAGGATATCCGGATTTGAGCAAAATAGAGGTTTACCGATTAAAACTGAGGGGCATGATTTGATTTTAATAATAGCAAACGCAAGGTGGAAGGGTGGCTTATCAGGTAGCGATAATATCTATCTGAATTTCAGAAGATATTGGAAGGACAGGATTTATATATATGAAATGCAAAATGTTGACTTTAAACCATTTTGGTTGGCATATCTTAATCGCATAATGCTCGGTTGCTTTGTAGCTTTGTTTGATAAGAACAAATACGAATTTGTATATACATCTTCTGATTTTTGGATGGATACTTTTCCCGGCTTTATCTATAAGTTAAAGGGCTGTAAATGGGTTGCAAGCTTTTATCTTTTTGCACCAAAGGATAATAAAATATATTACTATTCGCAGAAGATTGCATATTGGATTATCAAGCTTTTTGCGGATGTCGTATGCGTTACCAATGAAAGCATGTTTGATAAGTTCAAGGGCAAGAAGTTAATCGCAGTTCATGGCGGGGTTAATTTTGAGAAGATACCAAGAGGTAATTTCAAAAAGGAATACGATTGCGTGTTTATTGGCCGCTTCCATAAGACAAAGGGCATAGACGAGCTTATGAAGATTTGGGGTTTGGTATCTGATATTATGCCAGAAGCTAGGCTTGCTATAATAGGTGGCGGGGACAGCGAAGAAGAAAAGCTTAGTCAATGGGCAGCTTGGCATGACAATGTAGATTTGCTTGGCTATATGGGTGATGAACGCTTTGAGATATATAAAAAAAGCAAGCTTGTTTTATATACAACGCCTGTTGAATATTCACATTTTAGCATGGGTTCGGTTGAAGCGATGGCCTGCGGCTGCCCTATGATAATGTTCAGATTGCCCGTCCTGCAATATTTCAAGAGGATAAAAGGCGTGTCTGCCTGCAAGGATACAGAGCAATTCGCAAGGACAATAATTTATGCTTTAGATAATCCGCAGGAAGTGCAGAAAGAAGGAGAGCAGGCAAAGCAATGGGCTAAAACTTGGGACTGGAAAAAGCGAGCGCCTGAAGTTTTAAGGCAGATAAGGAGATATTTATGAAGATACTTTGCACAGGTGCAAATGGTATGCTTAGCGAAGCTATACGCAAAGAGTTTATGGGAAAACACGAACTTATAGCGACAGATATATTCGATATGGATGTTAGGGATATATATGAGGTTCGCAGGAAGATAAAGGAAACTATGCCTTCGGCTATTTTGCACTTGGCGGCGGAAACCGACCTTGAAATCTGCGAGAGAAGGCCTGACCATGCCTATTTTACCAATACCATAGGCACGCAGAATATTGCCATAGCGGCGCTTGAAGAAGGCGCTATTCCGATTGTCTATATGTCAACGGCAGGGATATTTGACGGACAGCAAAAAGAGGCGTATTCCGAGCACGACAGGGCCAATCCTATCAATCATTACGGCAGAAGCAAGTATTATGGGGAACTTGCCCTGCATTATTATCCGAATAAATATATCCTGCGCATGTCTTGGGCTATGGGCGGCGGCCCGAAGCTTGACAAGAAATTCGTCAATGCTATTTATCAGCAGGTGAAGCGAGGCAAAAAGCAGATATACGCCGTAGATGATAAGCTCGGCTCGCCTACATATACAAGGGATGTTGCCAAAACCATTAAGCGCTTCCTTGAGAATAGACAGCCGCATGGCATTTACCATGTTGCTGGCAAGGGCGTTACGACAAGATGTGAAGTGGCAAAGGCAATCGTTGAGCTTATGAAATCGGACGCAGAAGTAATTGCGGTTCAAAGCAAGGTTTTTGATAGCAAATACTTTGCGCCGAGAGCAACAAACGAAGGTATGGTTTCAATTATGACGCCGCCTTCTGTCAGCGCCATGCGCGGTTGGCGCGAAAGCTTGGAAGATTACCTGAAGGAATATTATAATGATTGATTGGAACATACAGCTTGTTTTGGGAATATCGGCGATTACTTGGCATTACTCTTTGTTGTGCGGGTTTATTTCAGATGACCATGCCGTAATTGAGCGCAGGAAGGATATTATCCCGGAAGGCGAAAAAACTCCAAAGAAGGAAAATCATTGGCTCAAGGTGCTGAACGATGGGCCTGTCATGTATTATCTGAATAAAGCTTTATGGGCAGTATTTGGGCAAACGCCTTTTGGGTGGCATTTATTTAATTATTTGCTGCACATGCTTAATACTTATCTTTTCTATCTTGTGGCAGCAAAGCTGATCGGGCCGACTGCCGCTATACCTGCAACGCTTCTCTGGACAACCAATCCTATGCAAAATCAAATAGCGGTTTGGTGTAGCGGCCGACCGTATGGGATATCAACCTGTCTTGCGCTTGTGTCTATATTGCTTTGGGATAAGCTTTATGTTGTGTTGCCACTTTATATCTTGGCAACTATGACGAGCTTATCGGTGTTTTTTCTGCCTGTGCTTATTAAGATAATGCAACCTACTGCGTGGCAACCTACTTTATATCTTATTATTATGCTTTGTATGATGGGTTGGGGTGTTTGGAAGTTCAAGCAACGCTTTGGCACAGGCGCTTTAATTTTAGATCGCACGCACTACCGGTTTAATAAGCGCAGGTTTACGAACTTGGCGAGGGTGTATATATATTATGCCGGGATAACAGCTTTTCCGGTAAAGATGGGATGGTATCATGAAGGTGGCTTCAGGTTTAACTCCGCATGGGACGGTTTCAATGCTTGGGCCTTAATGGGATATGGTTTGGCCGCTTGGCTTGCAACAAAGGGCGTGGCCGGGTGGTGGTATCTGCTGGGTATGCTTCCGAACATGAATATATTGGCCACCAATTCCTATTTGCAGGACAGGTATGTTTATTTTGGAAGCATGGGCCTTGCGCTTGTGGCGGCGCCTTATGTCGTAGTCCATCCGGAAATCTTCGTTGCCATAATAGCGATATACGCTTCAAAGGCATACACATACAGCAGGCACATGGTTAATGACGAAAAGCTCTACCGGGAGAATTGGCGTAACCATCCGAGAAGTGATTACGGCTTGAACAATTTGGGCTTTTTCCTGATACATCAAAACAGGTTTGAGGAAGCGCGGGTTGTTATCAAGCGGGGCATAGACCTTGACAATCAGAATAAGCTGCTCTGGTATAATTTGGGCGTAACATGGGCGGCCACAGGCCACTTGCAGACTATCGAAGGCAAGAATAGATTTTTGCGGGCATTGGATTGTTGGAAGATGGCGTTGCAGATTGAGCCGCGTTGGAAGAAGCCGAAAGACGATCTTGACTTGCTTATTAAATTCTTAATAGATAATAAAGTATTAACACAGAAAAAAGAAGAAGCAGCACCGGGAACGCCGGAAGTAAGTGTGCCGGTGGCGGAGAAGAAATGACAATTCCAACGCCTAAGCTCTGCGCAGTAGTTTTTATAATGGCGCTTGTGGCGGGTGGCATAATAGGTTTTTATTTTAAGATGAAAGGACAGGAAGATGACAAAGACACCTAAAAATCCCGGTGCGTTCGGCAAGCAACCGGAAGTCGTAGTAAAGCAGAACAAGAAACGCAATTTGAAAATCAATAAATACAGGCCGCCTGTGCCGGTGCAGGAACGCATGATTTCCAAAGACAAGCACAGGGAACACAAGAACCCGATTATAAGGTTTTTTAAAAAGTTTTTCATGGGAGAGGGCTACTAATTGGAAGCTAAAACCGCATATCAGCTAACAGAAGATGAGGTCAAGCTGCTTGAAGTGCATAGGCAGATAAAGGATCATGGCTTCGGGGAGTATTCTGTTAATTTTAGCGAGATACGCTTTGAGTATAAGACAAGGATATATATTCGGGCCGGTAAGAGTTGGATTTTCTTTATAGACAAGCCGATACCGGGCGCAGATAAAAAGGGGATAATATGAGCAAAGTTAGCTGGAATATAATTAAACCCACAGGATTTTGTTGGGATTGCGGCCGGCCCTGCGAGATTGGAGAGCTTTTTTGTTGCGAGAAGTGCGGAAAAAGGTATAAGCAGAAGCATGTAGGATGGCTGAAATCAATGGGGCTTGACTAAATAATAACTGTGAATAACCTGTGGATAAGTGGTTTACTCTAGAGTTACTCTTGACCTACTCTCGACTTACTCTCCCACAAGTAAAGTAAAGTAAAGTAAAGTAAAGTAAATAACAGCCCAAAAAACGGCCTGTTGTTAAATGAAATTGATAAGGTAGAAAAAACAAAATGGGTAAGGGTGATAAATATAGGCCTGTGGATAACTCAAAGTTTGACAAAAACTATGAGGCCATAAAATGGACGCCGAGAAAGCGTTTAAAAGTTAAGCGCAAAGAAAAAAACTTGACTTTTAAAAATTATATGGTATTATTTATAGCAATAGTAGGCGCAGCGTAAGGCCCGGAACAAACAAACGAAGTAAAGAACTCAAAGAGAGTTGACGCACAGATGAAGTGCGCGCTCTCTATTTTTTTTGAAAGGTGGCTGGCGATGGACACAGAGGCGAAAATTCAAGTTAGATATATAGATATAAAAGTTTTGCGGCCTGCTGAATATAATCCTCGCCAGCTTACCGATAAGCAGTTTAAAGATTTATCTGAAAGCATTAAACGCTTCGGCCTTAAAGATCCTCTTATTGTAAACCAATACCCTGCCAGAGAAAATATAATCATAGGCGGCCATCAGCGTTGGAACATAGCGCAAAAACTTGGATATACAGAAGTGCCTGTCGTTTTTGTAAATTTGCCACCGGAAAAAGAGCAGGAATTAAATCTGCGGTTAAACAAAAACTTGGGTAGTTGGGATATAGACTTATTGGCGAATTTTAACGAGGACTTGCTTAAGGATGTAGGATTTGACAGCGAGGAGCTTGATAAGATATTCCAGTTGGATAAAGATGAAGAAGCTGATGATGTTCCAGAGGTTAGGCAAGAAACGGATGTTAAGCTTGGAGATATATATCTTCTTGGTAATCATAGACTTATGTGCGGAGATGCAACGAAAAAGGAAGATGTTGAAAAGCTAATGGCAGGGCAGAAAGCGGATATGGTGTTTCATTCTCCGCCGTATAATGTGGGGCATAATTTAGGGTATAAAACAACGAGTAAATATATTAGTAGTGATGATAATTTACCGAATTATCAAGATTTAATAAAGTATTCAACATTAATTGCGCTGGATATTGCAAAAGAAGTTTTTGTTAATATTCAACTATTAGCGAATAATAAACGAGAAATATTGAGGTGGCTTGGCGATTTATCTGGTTATTTTAAAGATATATTTTATTGGAAAAAATTGCAGGTTGCACCTGCAATGGCTGAGAATGTAGCTAATTCACAAGTTGAGGTAATTATTTTATTGGGCAAGGAAAACTCTCGGAGATGGGGCAATAAAAGGTTTAGAGGTAATTTTTCAAATTATATAGAAACAGATAGTGCGAGTAGAGAAAATATAAATACAAAAATTCATAATGATACATATCCTCTTGAGTTGCCATTAAGATTTATAGATCATGGTTATAATTATGGTTCAATAGTTGTTGATTTATTTGCTGGAACTGGAACAACTGCAATAGCTTGTGAAAAAACAAATCGTAAATGCTATATGATGGAGATAGACCCTCTGTATTGTCAGGTTATAATTGACCGATGGGAGAAATATACAAACCTTAAAGCGGAGAAGATATAATGGTTTGGATAAAGATGTGTGGTGTATGGTTGTTGGCTGATTGCATTTATAGCGTATTCTCATATCCAAGTGAGAGTTGGGTAAAGTGCCACAGTATTAGAATAGTGCGCGGCATAATTGGTTTAGCAATGATGTTTTTTACATAATGATTGGACAAATAAACATGTATAAGAAACGAGAGAAAATTAGGGTAGTTATCGGCGAGATTAAGAACAATATGCGCAAGCTTCGCTGGGCGATTAAAACGGCGGGGATGAGCAGGGCGATGTGGTATAACTGGGAAGTGGCAAATCCTCGATTAAAGAAACTCCGGGTAGCGGCACAGAAGTTATGCGAGGAAGACAGGACGGAAGCTGTCGAGGATGCCAATTTCAAGTCAGCGCTTTCAGGAAATGTTGCGGCACAATGTTTTTATCTTCGCAATAAATTGGGTTGGTCGGATAGCGCTTTAATACACAATAAAATCATAAACACAAACGCAATGGTAGGTGGCAGCAATGGCAAGCTCTCTGATACAGACAAAGCCAAACAAGGAGAACTCTCAAAAAAGCTCGACAGATATTTCTCGAATTAGTTTCCCGCATTTCTTTTTTAATGTTTTTATGTTGGGAGTATGGAAAGTTGACGGAATATTCGAGTTCGGGCATCACCTTGTCGAGTGGGGATGGCGTTTGCAGAAACACGATAAAACAGCAACGATTGCGCCAAGATATCATTTAAAAACAACGGTTATTCTTGGATACCTTGCGTGGAAGCTTTACCAATGCATGGGCCGCTTTAGCGAGTGGATATTTATGGGTTATAACGAAGCACTTGCTGGGCATCACTTGAAGAGATTAAAAAGGTATATTGCTGAAATCCCTGAATATTTTAATAGCTTCCAATCCAAAACCAATGCTGATACTATTCTGCACTATACCCATGACGGCTGCGAGTTTATCTGCGAGCCGCAGGGGCTTTTCTCATTTAAAAGAGGTTACCATCCGAAGGGCCTTATCTGTGATGACATACTGCGTGATCCGGAAGTTAAGCTTGACATATCACAGCTTAAAAAGATTGAAAGCATATTCTTTGAGCAGATTATGTCAATGCCTACCGAAGAATTGCATGTTGTCGGGACGCCGCAAGACCAAGAGGACTTATTCACGAGATTAGAGCATACGCCGTCTTTTAATGTTAAGCGTTATGACGCTGAAGTTGACAGCGTAAAAAGAGTTGCTTTGTGGCCTGAAGTTTGGAGTTGGGAAAAGCTCATGGACAAAAAGGCCGAACTTCGGGAAAGGGCATACAATAAAGAGTTCCGATGCCGTCCGGCTCGCAGCGAGGAAGGTTATTTTTCGGCAGAGGAAATTGACGCAATTATAAATTCGAGGTTAAAAAACTATGGATATAAAAAAGAGCCGAAGCTCAACGGTTATTCTTACGGCGGATTTGATATTGGCAAAAAACGGCATCCATCACATATATCGATATTCTGCGAAGGTAGGCGCGGAAAGTTGTATCAGGTCGCTTCTATCTGGCTGGATGGGTGGGATTATACTCGACAGCTTGACATCTGTAAACAAATCATTGGAAATTTTAAAGTTCAACGTATTTATTACGATGATACGAGAGCCGAGTTAGAGGGTTTCAGGGAACGCGGCGAGCTTCCGCCGGAGATGCGGGGAGTGAACTTTACTCAAAAAGAAAAGTATGAAATGGCCGCAATGTTTGAGAAAGCAGTCATAGGCAAGCGATTAGCGCTATTAAGAGATGAACGCCAAAGGCGTCAAATACTAACAGTCGATAACGATTTGCGGGGCGTGGAAACTTCTGAGGGTCATGGGGATAGCTTCTGGAGCAATGCTCTTGCCATGAAGGCGGCACAACCCACGATGGAAAACATAAGGATAATTTAAAATGGGCTTATTTAAAGACTTGAAGTTTTTTATGGATTTCAGGAAGCTTGAGAAGCAGATTGGCAATGTCAACATAAGCAAAAACCCGCTTGTTCATTTGATAGGCGGGGAAAAGAGCTATGGCAAAGCAGCGCCGCACGACTTTAATAACTTCGTTGAGAACTTTAACTCATGGGCATTTGCTTGCGGTTATCGTAATGCTTTCAGCTTGGCTAAAGTTCCTTTGAAGCTTTACAAGCGTGTTGCGGCTGGCGGAGAAACCGAGCTTGAAGAAATCACTCAACATGTATTCCTTGATATGATGCGTAATGTCAATCCTTACTTCAATCAGTTTGAGCTTAAAGCGCTTACCTCGCTATTCCTTGACAGCACAGGTAATGCTTATTGGTGGGTTGTCAAAAACCAATTAGGTGTTCCGACATATCTTTGGAATATCCCGGCTAACTGGATGAAGGTTGTTCCAAGTGAGGAAGAATTTATTGCCGGTTATATAATGACAGTTCCGGGTAGGGGCACAAGAGTTCCTTTTCCAGCAGATGAAATCATACATTTTAAGTTCCCGAGCATATTTAGTTTATATTATGGCTGCCCGCCAATGTATGGCGCGGCTTATGATGTTGATTTGAACAAAGAGGTTAAGACTTACGGCATAAACTTCTTTATGAATAACGCACAGCCAAGTGGCGTATTGCAAACCGAGAATACCCTTACCAAAGAGAGTTACGAACGCCTGAAGCTTGCATGGGATTTAAAATACAAAGGCAGTAAAAACGCAGGCAAAATGGCGATACTCGAAGCTGGATTGAAATATCAAAAAGTGGGCGACAGCCTAAAGGACATGAAGCTTGCTGACACAAATCGAGAAATCAGGGACAGCATATTGGCAGCGTTCGGAGTGCCGGCCTCAAAGCTTGGATTGGTTGAGGATGTCAACCGGGCTAACGCTGAAGCAAACGATTATACCTACCAAAAAGAAACCATACTTCCGAGATTGATACTTATAGAGGAAAAGCTCAATGAGAAGCTTTTGCCAATGTATGACGCCGGGCTTGTTTGCAAGTTTGACAATCCAGTTCCGGAAGATAAAGAATTCCGCCTTAAAGAGCAAAGAGAACATATCCATACCGGTTACAGCTCGATTGACGAGGAAAGGCAGAATGACGGCCTTGATCCGCTTGATTTGCCAGAAACCGAAGTTCCTCTTATTCCGTTTAATCTTACGCCTGCAGGAACGCCTGTTGAGCCGATAGACAACCCGCCCGAAAAGGCAATTATGGAGAAGTCGGCCCGAAGACGCAAGAAATGGGAAATGTTTGCAACGATGATAGCGCCGCAGGAAAGAATGTATGCCGCAACGATGAAACGCTTCTTTGCTTCGCAACGCAGGCAGGTTGAAACCAATATAAATAAGTTAAGAAGCATAAAAGATTATAAAGTTAAAGACGGCATTGATGCTGATATAATGTTTCCGATAAATGAGGAAAACGAACGCTTGAGAGAATACTCCTTGCCGCATATTGACGAGGCATACACAAGCGGCTTGCGGTTGGGCTTTCAGGAAGTCAACGCTACGATTGATTTTACTGTATTAAGGCCAAACATAATCCGGGTTGTTAATGAGAGAGTTGGCTTTGTAGCCGAAAAGATAAATGCCGGGACTGCCGAACTTTTAGCAGATGCCATAAACGAAGGGATTAAGCGTGGCGAGAGCATGGACTTAATAGCACAGCGCATACAGGGCGTTTATGATTTCTGCGAGGACTATCGTTCAATGAGAATAGCTCGGACAGAAGTTGTCGGCGCAACGAATGTTGGACAGTTAGACGCTTATGAAAAAAATGGTATTGAGCATAAAGAGTGGCTTACGGCCCGCGATGAAAGGGTAAGGGATAGCCATTTAATAGATGGGCAAACAGTAGAGGTTGCAGGACAGTTCAAACTTAACTCCGGCGTGCTAATATCTGCGCCGGGAGATAGGGCGGGCAACGCGCCGGCAGGAGAATTGATAAATTGTCGCTGCACCGTTGCCGCCGTAAGAAAAAAGAAGGAGTGATTTAAAATGGACAAAAGATATAGTGTTATAGATAGTGCAGTAAAAAGCATAGACGAGAAGGAACGAACTCTAACAGCGCTTGTAAGCACTAATACCCGCGACCGGATGAACGAGGTTTTAGAGCCGAAGGGTGCTGATTTGAGCAAGTTCAAGAAAAACCCGGTTGTGCTATTTGGTCATAGATACAGCGAGCCGCCTATTGGTAAGGCCCTATGGATAAAGAAAACGGCCGAAGGTATATTGAGCAAGGTGCAGTTTGCTACAAGCCAATTTGCGCAGGAAGTGTTTGATTTATACAAGGGTGGCTTTATGAACGCCTTTAGTGTGGGTTTTATCCCGAAGAAGTGGGTTGACGGCGAAGGCGACAAAGAGCCAAGCACTACATATACGGATTGGGAACTGATAGAATATTCCGCCGTTCCTGTGCCGGCAAACCCGGACGCTTTAGCTTTGGCATTGAGCAAGGGCGTTGTGAAGGACAAGAAGCTTAAGGAAATCTTTGAAACTCAAGAGGAAGCCATTAAGAAACTTGGTGATGATGACGATGAAAAGCCGGATGGAGAGCCGCCGGATACAAGCGAACAGGAAGCGCTCCGGGCTGATTTAACGGAAACTAAAGAGCAAAATTCAAAATTACTTGAACAGATAGAAGCTCTCGGGAAACAAATTAACGAGTTAAAATGGAAACTGTATTCACAAAGCATTGTTCCGGAAGCCAAGCCAAAGACTTTATCGGAGATGACAGGAGATGAACTCATAAAGACAATAAATGAGCAAATTGCCGGAGTTATCAGAGAAGTTACGGGCAAGGTAAGCTGAACAATATTAAAAACAAAGGAGAAACTAATGTTAACAAGAGAAGAATTTGAAAAACTGCCAAAAGAGCAGCAAGAAGCACTTTTGAAGAAGATGGAAGATATTAAGAAGGAAGTTAAGGATAACAAGGATGCTGACAAGCGTGATTTGAAGCAGCTTTCGATGGACGACCTCAAGGGGATAATCGACAGCACAGTTAAAGCGGCGATTAAGCCCTTGACGCAAGTTGACAAGAAGCATTTTGCGTTACCCGGCGCTGATACAAACCTTCCGAATACTCCCGAAGGTAAGTTTGTCAAGACCTTGCAGTTTCTAAAAGCAATGGTAGTTGGTGATGTTCAGACAGCAAAAAAGATGTCCGAAGAAGTAAGGATTAAGGCCAATCTTTCAGAAGGAACGACAACGGCCGGTGGCTTCCTTGTTCCAGAGGAATTTGCCGCAGAGATTTTAAGGTTAGCGCCGACTTATGGCGTAGTAAGGCGTGATGCAAGGCATATACCTATGCGAACCGATGTATTGAATGTTCCGGCAGCGGGAACTACTGATTTGACGGCGCATTGGACAAATGAAGCTTCGCAGATATACACAACCGATCCAAACTTCCGTCAGGTTACTTTAACCATCAACAAGCTTGCATGTATCCCGAAGGTAACTCCTGAATTGCTTGCGGACGCAAATGTTGATGTAGTAGGTTATATCGCCGAGCTTGCGGCAGAGCAATTTGCCAAAGGCGAGGATACGCAGGGCTTGGTCGGAGTTGGAAGCCCATTCACCGGTGCAATTAACGCGACCGGCGTTCCAACAGCGCCGCATGCAGGCGGAACAGGGTTTGAGTGTTTAAGCTATCCTGATTTGGTTAGGATACCCGGTTTCACCTATGCGCAAAGTTTGCCAAATGCAAAATACTACTTCCACAGAACTATGATTGCGCACATCAGAAGCTTGATTACAACCGCAGGCGCGCCAATCATGCCGGCAACGGCGAACTCGGTGGCAGGATATCCAATTGTTTCAACCGAGATACTTCCGGGCATAGGACATGCTGCATACCAAACCGATGCAACGACCTATGCGTTGTTCGGAGATTTAAAGAAGGGCCTTCTATTCGGTGAAAGAGGAACTGTTGAAATGACTATCGGCCGGGAAGGAACTGTTTTAAGCGATAACTTGTTTGAGAAGGACATGCTTGCTTTAAGATTTATTGAAAGAGTTTGTATGGGCGTTGCTTTGCCTTCTGCCTTCTGTGTAATAAAATCTTAATTTGCGTGGTAGCTTATTAAGGTGAGGGTTGGGCGGCGTATCCCTGACCGGGCCGCCCTTCTCTTAAATTAAGCGTCAGGAGTAAGGAACAACAAATGCGACAATGGCCAGATATTACTGATTATAGGCCGCTTTTAGTTGGAACAATTGGTGCGGCAGCTAGCGCAACGGCTTGTGGTGATGCCATTGATGTAAGCCCATTTGCTGATATTATGGCAATATTGACTTACTCGGTAGTGGGCGGAACAGGCGGCGCGGCAGGAACGGCTTCAACAGGGAAACTTGAACTGCGTTTCCAAGAAGGCGATGCGGCAGCAGATACCGGTGGCAGCATGACGGACATTACTGATGGGATGATAATGGGAAGCTTTAAGGTTAGCTGCGGAACAGGCATGGCCCCGACCAATCCTGTTTTGTATTCGACTGTATGCTATGAGAGGTTGAACGATAGCAACAGGAAGCGTTATGTTAGGCCTATTGTAACAATGGTGGGAACAGCGGGTATTGAGTTTGCATATTCTGTCGGTGTAATTTTAGGGCGTCCGAGAGATACCCTGTATATTACGCACCCTACTACCATTACGACAACCAATGCTGAATATTCACAAGCGATAATCTAAACAAAGGCGGGGTAACTCCCGCCCGGAATTATACTATTATGAGTAAACAATTATCTTATGTTAATCGTCAAATAACCCACAAACATACAAGGTGCAAAAATGTTAGTAAGCACAAGTGCGATAAGAAGTTGGCTCGGCCTCGCAAGCGCGGACACAGGGCCGAATGACAAGCTGAAGGATTTAAGTAACGCCGTTCAGGAGTTCGTTGAAACGACTTGCAGCAGGAAATTCGAAGCAAAGCTTTACAAAACCGATCCTGCGAACTGCTATTTTGACGGCACAGGGCAATATGTTATGCTCTTGCCTCAATTTCCGGTATGGTATGTCAACGAAGTTAATGTTGACGCTGATAGGGATTTTGGGAGCGCAACGCAGATAGCGACTGATGACATAATCCTTTATGAGGCAAGAGGGCAGATTGTCAGTCAAGGCGGAGTGCTTTCAAAGAACAAGCGGAATGTTTATGTTGAGTATTACGCCGGATACGCTGCCGGAACGCATAATTCCCATGATGGGCTTGGCACAATTGGCTTTGCGGTTCCGAATGATTTAAAGCAGGTTATCGTAGAAATGGTTGCTCAATCGTTCAGGGAGGGGATAACTGCGGTGCATACTGTTGACGGCGAGGATGGCGGTATGAAATTTGTTCAAATGCTGAACAATAACAGCATGTGGCATAAGACAATCAATAGCTATAAAAAAATGGATGTAAGCGCTGAATATGGCTTCTATATTGCTTAAAGTAAAGGGGCTTGAGAAGATACTTTCCAAGATGACTTCCGCTACGCAGGACAGGGTTATTAAGCGTAGCTTGAAGTTAGCAACGACTTATATGGCCGGATGGAGTAAGAAGCACAGGTTGACAGGCCCGCGCCCAAAGTATCTTGGAGTTGTAACAGGCAATTTGCGGGCAAGCATATCTTCGGGCAGAGTTGAGAAAAGCGGGAATAAATATACAGGCCGCTTCGGAACAAATGTTGAATATGGCAAATCCCATGAACTTGGCCTAGGTAGGCACAGGGCAAGGCCATTCTTGCGGCCGGCGCTTGAGGATAAGGAAAATAAGGAAATGGTTTTAGAGGTTTTTGTTGAGAGTATTCAAAAGGCAATAGAGAGAGGTTGATATGGTTGCAGCAACAGTATTTAATCAATTGGTAACGACATTGCAGGGCAACGGCACTTTAAGCGGTTATGTAAAATATGTTTACAAGGGCAACAGGTATAACATAGAGCCGGACAGCATGCCTTGTATTATGTGCGAGGTTACAGGTAATAATGAAATAGAACTTGATGCCAATCAGATAAAAAAGATATGGCTCGATGTAGATGTTACGGCGATTACCAAATCGTCAGACAATCCTGATTATGCTATTGTCGGCGGCGCAGGGTATCAGGGAGTTTTGGATATTGAAAATGATATCCGGGCGTGCTTGCAAAGCTCTTATACCTTAGCGGACAATGTAATTGATGTAAGATTTGAGCCGACAGAGTTTCAGGATTTTGAGATAAAGAGATTTATGGCAAGAGCTTTAAGAATACCTATGCGGATTTTGTATAGGCAAACAGATGGAGTATAAAAAAGGGGGAATAGAGAATGTTAACCAGAAGAACAGTTGTTGAGGTTGCAACGGAAACTACTGCGGGGACAGATCCGGCAAGCGGGTTTACGCCAATGCTTGCTTGGGATGTTGACTTGGATGTCAAAGGCGAGGTTTTAACAAGGGATATTTTAAGGGATACGCTTTCTCCGATAGCGCATGTTGTAGGTATGAAGGAAATCTCATGCGCTTTTAAGACAGAAATTAAGTCGGGTGGCGTTGCGTCAGGAACAGCGGGGCAGAATAACCCCGAAATGCACGATTTGCTTATTGGCTGCGGTTTTGGGACAGCTTCTTACACCGGAACAGCGCCGATTGTATATAGTGTAAAAAGCGCGGAAAGCGACTTAAAGACAATTTCTCTTTATATACATGTTGACGGCAACAAGCATAAGATTACAGGCGCAAGGGGAACAGGCCGCTTTATCATGGAAGCCGGGAAGTATGGCATTTGCGAATGGGAATTTCAGGGCCTTTACAATGCGGTTATTGAGGCAACGATACCGGATATTAGTGCGGCAAGCAATATTAACCCGCCAATTATATATAACTCGAATTTCCAGATAGGCGGGTTTAGCCCTGTATGTTCAAGATGTCAGATAGACCTTGCCAACAATGTCGTAAGGCGCGATGACTTAAATGCTACCTTCGGAGTTGATAGTTTCAGGATATCCGGCAGGAAGCCTGTAATGGAGTTTGACGCTGATGCGGTTGTCGAAAGCTCAAATCCGTTTTGGGGAGATTGGTCGGGCGATGTTATCGCAACCTTTGCTATTGTGGCGGGCAGCGGAACGCATGGCAAGGAGATAATGTTTGACGGCTATTTCCAATACGAAACTAATAAATATGGCGATGCAGATGGAATAAGGACTTTTGAATGTTCGGCTGCGTTGATTTCAAGCGATACGAATAGCCAAGATGATGAAATCACTATAACATTCACTTAATAACAAGGGGGGTGTATGATATCGGGTATCAATCTTAACGCTACTGTTGATTATGTTTTAAATTTGGACAAGGATAATCCGACAGTATGGAAGCTTGGATGCTTAAAGAGCAGCGAACTTGCTTCGATAGGTGCTGACGCCAAGAACATGCAAGAGCAGATGTTTAAGCTTGTAAGGTTAGGCCTTAAAGGGTGGAAGAATTTTGATGTTGAGTTTGAAGCTGACGAAAATGGAGTGCTTCCCGACATAATGGACAGAATACCTCTCAACGCTATCGTGGAGCTTGGAACAGAATTATTGCATGTCAATAAACTATCGGATGATGAAGCAAAAAACTAACATTGGCGGTTAGGGTTTTAGATTTTGGCCTTAACTGCCAAGAGTGCGATGCCAAGCTCAAGCGCGAAAGAGGTTGCGAATGCAATGGGTTGATACCCTTTTATATCGAGGATAAGCAATTTTTCCGATGCCCTTTAAAGTTAATTGATGAGTTGAGTTGGCAGTATATTCGGGCGTTTGGTTTATATCAAAAAGACATATTGCCAAACGGCTCGGGATGGCTAAATGAAAGCGATAAATATTTAAGCGCGATGATGGTAATAAGCAACGAATTTAATACTATGCAACAAGAAAAAGCGAAGCAAAGACAAAGGAAAAAACATGGCAGGAAAACCAAAGCTTGAAGTCTTATTGATGCTGAATGACAAAGCAACAATGCAAATGAAGAAGGCCTACAAAGGGCTTGGCGGAGTTGTCAAGGGCTTTGCTGCTGATTGGCAGAAGCATTGGTTGCGCAATACAGCTTTGATTTTAGGTGCTGGCTTTGCCATGCATAAGTTTTCTAAAGATATTATTTCTGTTCAAAGCAAAGTCGAGGATTTAGGTGTTAGGTTAAAGGTGTTGCTTGGCAGCGTTCAAGAAGGCAATAAGGTTTTTGAGGATATGACCGAGCTTGCCGGAAAAGTGCCAAAGACTTATGACGAAATAATGACTGCGGCAACCGATCTTGCGGCCGTTGTTAAAGGCGGAACTTCCGAGATAAACAAGTTGATGCCTATTATTATTGATATATCCGCAGGAACAGGAATTGCCGTCCGGGAAGTTACAAGTCAGATGATAAGGATGTATTCTGCCGGTGCTGCTGCTGCTGATATGTTCAGGGAAAGGGGCGTTCTTGCTGCTTTGGGCTTCAAGGCCGGAGTTTCCAAAACTGCGCAGGAAACAATGGAAGTTATTACCAAGCAATGGGAAGATGGCACAGGCAAGTATGTTGGCGCTTCTAAAGAGCTTGCCAAGACCTTTACAGGCATGGTTTCCATGATGCAAGACGCTTGGTTTATCTTCCGGCGGGATATAGGCGCTGCCGTATTTGACAAAGTTAAGATTGATATGGGCGCAGTCCTTGAGCTTATCAATAAAAGCAAAGAAGATGGCGGCAAGTATAAAGAAGTAGTTGACAGTATAGGCAATGCGCTTGAAGGGGCTTACGAACAGGCCCGCAACCTTGTTGGAGTTTTAGTTGTCGGCACAGGGCATGCAATTGATGTTTGGGGAAGTTTTAGCGACACGATACAAAAGGCATATCTTTTATTATTGTTATTTTCGGAAAAGCAGCAGCAGTTCGCAGTAGGAGTTGAGTGGCTGCTTGGCTCGGATGCGGAAGTCAAAAAGCGGATAGAGAATGTAAAGCTCTTGCAAAAAGAAATTGAAGTTACTTCTGCGGAAATTGTTCAGAGGGAACAACAAGCAAACGAAGATTATTCCGCTGTATTTGCCGAACGCTTTGAGAAGTTCAAAGAAATGCTTGACGGCATGAAGGCAGAAATAAAAGATAGATTTGAAGAAGAAAAAGAAATTGCTACCGCAAGCACAGAAGTTGTTATTGCAGACAAACTTGACAAAGAGCTTACTACATTAGAAACCTTGCGCTCAAATTGGCGTTCATATCAAGATGAAAGATTGGCTCATGGTTTAGCTTCGATACAACGGGAAACTGAAGCTGTTAAGCTGGCCATGCAAACACAACAAAGGGCAAACCAAAGTATGTGGGTTGCGGTAGGTAAGATGAAAGACCAGTTCGCTTCCGGAATATCAAAAACATTTGTTGATATGTTAAAGGGAACAGCGGATATTAAAGAAGCTTTTAAGGATCTGGGTTGGCAAATGGTGCAAACGCTTGTTGATTTCCTTGCGCAAAAAGCAATCAATATGGCTATGTCAAAGGTATTTCAAGGTGCAGCGACAGCGGCGGCTACCGTTACAGGCGCAGCAATGGCTCAAGCTTATGCGCCGGCTGCGGCTTTGGCTTCATTGGCTAGCTTTGGTGCAAACGCAGCGCCGGCAGCAGGTGCGCTTACTTCCGTTACCGCTTTATCAAAAAGCTTGGCCATGCTTGCAGAGGGTGGTATTGTTACAAGACCAACGCTTGCAATGGTAGGGGAAAGAGGGCCGGAAGCTGTTATTCCCTTAAATAAAGCGAATACAGTTGCATCAAATAATATTACAATTAACATGAACGCCAATATAGCAAGCGGCATTGATATATCTTTATTGGCAGAGGAGCTTGGAGCAAGAGTTGAACGAGAACTTAACCGAGCAAGGACTATAGGATAATGGCTACTTTAGGATTTAAATTTGGGAGTTATAGTTTCAGCGGCACAGGGGCTTTGATATATGACTTCGATATTAAAAGCGACAACCGGATTGAAACGCAGCTTATTCCGACTAAAGACGGCGCGGATATTGAAGAAGCTGAAATCAACCCTATGCTTGTTACTTTCAGGGGAACTCTAACGGCAGATACGGCTTCTGATTTGCGCAATAAGCAATCTGATTTATTTAAAATACTGGAAGCAGGCAGTCAGGCCTTGCGTATTTGGGATGACAGATATGCTACGGCGCAGAAAAGGTCATTTACTTATGACTACGCCAATGCTATGTGTTATATGCGCTTTACGGCTTCCTTTGTTGCGGAAAATCCTTTTTGGGTTGCAGATACGGCTACTACTAATACCAATGCCATAACAACAGCAACCTATAACTATGATGTAAATACAGGCGGAAGCGCTTATGTGAAGCCGACTATTACTATTACGGCCCATGAGGATTTAACGAGTTTAAGTTTGCAGAATATAACTGCGAATGAAAGGTTTGGCTTTGGCGCTACTGTTTCAAGCGGGAATGATTTGGTTATCAATACCGATACTTATGTTGTAACGAATAATGCGGTTGACGCAGTTGGCGATTTCTCCGGCGATTTCTTTAAGCTTTTAGCGGGAACAAGTAATTTAGAATATGAGGGCGGAAAATGCTCTTTAAAAGTTGAATGGTTTGATAGGTGGTATTAAAAAGGGGGATTAGGTAATGGCAAATGCAGTATTTAACTATTTCAAAACAGCGGTTATGCAGGGCAGTTATAATCTTGCGAGCTTTCCGATTTATTGTGCTTTGGTTAATAACTCTTATGCGGCGGCGGTGGATGTTGACAATCATAAATATTGGGGGCAGATAGACGGCACTTACGAGATAAGCGGAACAGCCTATGTTGCCGGTGGCGCTGCATTGTCCAACCCGGCCGTTACGCAGGATGATACAGACAACGAAGGCGTTTTTGACGCTGATGATTGTATCTGGGGAACAAGCACTATTACAGCAGCCGGCGCTATTATTTATGGCTCAAGTGGACTTGGCGCTGATAGCGATCCGATGGTTTGTTTTATTGATTTTACAGAAGACAAGTCAAGCGTTACCGGAAAATTTACTATTCAATGGAACGCAGAAGGTATCTTGAATATAACATAAGAGGCGATAATGAAATATAGAGTTGTAATAGATGTAAGCTTTTCTGACAAACAGGCGGCGAAGAAACTATTTATAGCAGCACAGAAGTTTAAGCATCAGTTTGAAGTGCCAATTGACAATCCCAAAGGCGAAACTTTGAATATCCCCCAAAAGGTTGAGCTTTGGGAATGTTACCATGACGAAGATCCGCCAAAACCATGCGTAAGGATTAAAGCAAATGCCGGGAATTGATAGTAATACTAAATTATGCCTTCATTGTAACGGCGCTGACGGCTCGACTTCGTTCCCAGACGCTTCCGATCAAAATCATACTGTAACGGCTAATGCTACGGCGCAGGTTGATACGGCATATAAGAAGTGGGGAACAGGCGCAGTCCTTTTAGATGGCAATAGCGATTATCTTTCAAGTGCCGATAGCGCTGATTGGGATATTTGCTCATTGACAGATTTTACAGTTGATTTGCAGGTAAGGCATATTGCTAACCCTTCAGGCACAGAGCAATATATAACACATGTAGAGGATAGTAGCAATCGTTGGCATTTATACCATGCTTTTGATGAGGGGTTAAGGTTTCTTATTTTAAGCGGCGGATCAACTGTGCTAGAGATAGTTGGCGATGCTATTGCGGATACAGCATGGCATCATGTTGCTTTAATCAAAACAGGAACAGCTTATGCTCATTATCTTGACGGTAACCAAGTTTCGTTTAATACCAACCCAAATAGCTATGCCTTTACTGCATCACTAGAAATTGGAAGGCATAATTTAAGCGGTGGCGGTGGTTATTTTGCAGGACATTTTGATGAAGTTAGGGTGCAGCATGATAATTATTTTGCCGCAGCGCCAAACTCCGGCGAAACGGATACAATCACAGTTCCTACAGAAGAATATGCCGGTGCAACCAATGTAACAGTAACGCCGGATGCTTTGATTGTAGAGGTAGCGGCACAAAGTGCGACTATTAAGCTTGGCGCTACTGTGCAGCCATCCGTAATAAATGTTGACGTAGAAATACAAGCGCCTACGATTGAAGTTGTTGCGAATATTGTGGTAACTCCGGGAACGGCAGAAGCAACGACAGAAGTTCAATCGCCGACTATCAATGTTACTGCGGCCGTTACTGGGTTTGATTACAGGATTGAAATATTGAACACAGGATTTAATCGGCTTTCCTTTGTGGAAAACGAAGCGACAGATATTCAATGGCAGTATGACAGGATAGGCGGGTGCGGCGCATTTAGTTTTAGCTTGCCAAGGGAATTTGACGATCAGGGCGATTTGGGCGGCGATTATGACATTAGAATACACAGAAGGGCCAATGCCGGAACTTACTCTTTATGGTATAGCGGTTTCATAGAGGATAGGACGCCTATTCTCGGCGATCCTGAGAAGATAGAAGTCAAGGGGTTTGGTTATTCGGCACAGCTTTCAAGGGTGGTTGTAAACGGCACTTATGCTTCGCAGGAAGTAAGCGTTATTGTTAAGGACATATTAGACACTTATGTTACGCCGAATACTGATATTACGTATAGCGCAACAGACATTACGGCAACAACATTTACAGTTGACACGATTAGCTTTAAGACTTCGGCCATGAACGCCCTTAGGACGCTTGCTGAAATTGCCGGGACAAGAGAATGGGGAGTGGGTGCTGATAGAAAATTCTTCTTTAAGGCAAGAAGCACAACGATAAACTATTACTATCAATCGGGCTATAAAATTAAAAACTTTTCAACAATTGATAGCTTTAGGGAAATTATAAACCGGCTTTATATTGAAGGCGGGGAAGTGGGCGGCACTAAATATGAACTTACCATTAACGATACTGACAGCCAAACCAAATACGGCCTGCGAGAGCAGGTGGTTTCTAATGCCTCTATTGTTTCAAGCGATGTGGGAAGTCAATATGGCGCTGCGATACTTGCGGAAAAGGGAGAGCTATCCCGGCGGGCAAAGATAGTTATTGTAAATGAATACGATAGATTTGAAGATACAGTTCCGCTTGGCGAGTTTGTTTTTAGAACTCCGGGAACTCGGTATAATGAAAATTATTATGGTGAAGTATTATATGGCGGCGATGTTGAATATCAAATAAATAAAATCCAATACAAGATAGGTAAAAACAAGTCTTTAATTAAAACAGTCGATTTAGGGCAAGCAAGGCCTTCTCTTGCAGAGAACATTGAGCAGATAGAATATAAGCTTGATACTTTAAGAGAAGCAAGAGCATAAGGAGTTTACAATGGCTACATATCCGGGAAGTTTAGTTAGTTTTACGACAAAGGTTAATAAGGTAGATAAGAACGATGCTGATGATATAAATGTTTTACAAGGCGAGGTTACTGCCATTGAAACTGAACTTGGCACAGATGTTGCCGGCTCTTATACTGATTTGAAAACATTTATCGGTGTTTGTTTTAATACACAGGGTGTTGTTGTTAATAGCACGGGTGATCCGGGAAGCGGCATTGTAGGGCAGATATTTTACAATACCGATGCAAACGATTTTAAGGTATACAATGGCGCAACTTGGGACAGCGTGGCCGCCGGCACAGGCTCAATCGGGACAGAAGAACTAATCAATACGGCGGTTACAGAAGCAAAAATTGCTGCTGCTGCGATTTCACAGGCAAAGCTCAAATCAACGACAAGCGAGGTATCGCAATCAGGAAGCGGAAATAGTGCTATGGGTGGCGGGGAATATGGCTTCTATCCGCAGACAAAAGTTACGGCAGGTAATTATGATGCAGTTATTACAAGCACAGCTTCAAATTCAATTTATACTACTCAAATACATTTATCCGGAACTACTGCTTATGCTAAACAAAGATACATCACTTCTTCAGGAAAAGAGTATTGGGTATTCTTATTGTGGGATAAGTTTGCCAAGAAAGTAGTTGCAAGTTACCAAGCGCCAGACCATCCCTGCTATGGAACGCCCGGCGATGAGAACGATGTCCCTCATCCGTTTTTGGATTATGATGCGGCCAAGCATGAAGTTGTTTTGGCGGATAATGATTTCCTTGAGGCAGCTAATAAAAGAGTTACCCGGCAGCGCAGCTTGTTGCAGGTTATCAACGAAGACTTTACTCCGCATATGGCAAGTGGGCCGACATATAAGCCAAGAGAAATTATTGAGATTGACGAGTTTGGCGATAAGCCGGGAGAGGTTTTGGAAGAAATAGTAACTCCGGATTGGGCTAAAACTAAAATATCAAAAGACAAGGTGTGTTTAAAGCGCAGAATGGTTGAAAAGCTTCCTGACTGCGTGAAGTTTAAAAAGATGAGGAAAAAATGAGTAGCCAGCTCGGGATAGCGACATTAACAGTTTTAATTGCGGCAATAGGTTTGTTTTACAGGGTAATGAATAACATCAAGTCTGAAATAAAAAATGTGGCTGAAGATGCACACGAAAAGCGCACAAGGATATATACCCGCTTTGATGAGAACAAAGAAGCAACTGATAAAAAATATGTTATGAAGGAAATTTGCCATGTAAAAACAGACCAGATATTAAAAGCTATTAAAAGACAAGATGCTACATTGTTAGAAGTTAAGGCCGATATAAAGAAGATTTTATTAAACGGCAAAAACAGGGGGTAAAAAAATGAAGGACTTGTTGAGGAAACTGATACCGAAGAATATCGCCGGTATTATAGGGCTTGTGCAAACGGCAATTCCGGTTATCAGAGAATTGTTGGTTGTCATTACCCGCGTATGTGCGATTATTATACCGGGGGATAAAGATGACAAGATTGTTGCGGTAATAGTAAAAATCTTTGATAGTTTCGAGGATATATTTAACAAGATAAAAGGTTTTTTCTTGTCGGTGGGCGAATAACATTAAAAGGGAAAGCTGCCTTATTCGCTTTAAGGCATTACAAGAAACTAAAATTTTTAAAACATATAAAGTTCGGGGAGTTTGAAACTCCGTCCGGTGTAAAATATAAAGGTTTCAAGTGCAGCTTTAATTGGTAAATGGAAACTTCGGATTTGAATTTTGTAAAAGAGGGATTTAGAAAAAGGAGTGGCAAGTTTCAGCCGGAAGGGATGGTTAAGACTTGCCCTCATTGTGGGCAGGGAAAAAAATACAGGCATGGGCGTTTCTGGACGCCATGTTCTGTTTGTCGAGGGGCAAGAATTAACCCTACCATAAAAAGAGAGCATTTTAAAAAAAGTTGAAAAAATACTATTGACAACCATAAACCACTATGGTATAATTTAATCACCATGAAAAAAGAAGCCATAAAGATTGACAAGAAAATGCTTGATAAGTTAAGAGAGCTAAAAAGACTTGACGGAAGGCTTCTTGTATGGCATATTGAAAGGGCAGTTTTTAATTATTTAAAATCAAAGAAAATGGTTTAATTGGAGAAAACAAAATGGACGAGCAAAACAAAACCCGGATAGAAAAAGTTAATAAACTCAATCTGCGAAGGATTGGGTTTTTTTGTTTGGGCCACAGTTCCTTTCCGGGAAGGATGCTCGTCCGGGTAGCTGTAAAGCTATTCCTGTGGCTCGCTTTATTATTATTCTTTCCTCTATATATCAATGCAGAAACGATTGGAACTGCCTCTTGGTATTCTACAAAATCCTGTCAAAGAGAAGGAACTTCTGGTGTTTGGACTGCTTCCGGCGAACGCTTCAACGACAATGGTTTGACTTGTGCTATGCGATCAAGGGACTTTGGGAAATATTACAAGGTAACAAATCTTGCCAATAACAAATCAATAATCGTAAAACACAATGATTTTGGCCCTAACAAAAAACTTGCAGCGGAAGGGAGAGTGATAGACTTAAGCAAAGCTGCCTTTGCCAAAATTGCCGACCTCAAGGTTGGTTTAATTAAAGTGGAAGTCAAACCCTACAAACAGGAAGGTGCAAAATGACTAATTGGTTTGGAATAAAAGAGAATTGCCAATACCTAAAGAAGCTTTGCGACATGAGCGGCCATTGGGATATGGCAAATCATTGCGGATATAGGATTGAAGCGAAAAGGATTAACGGAGTTTTTATGCAGACCTATAAAGGAAGTTGCGAAGATTTTCCGGAGTGTGTTTTTAAAGAAATAGAGAAGATTGACGTGCGAATAATGCGAACATTAAATGGCCGGGATTTCGGGGAATAACCAATATCCGAACGGCACTTCCGGCCGATAGGTATCCCGGCACAACATATAAACAGGAGGAGAAGATGGAAAAATGTAGATTATGCGGTAAGAAAACAGAAGGGTCAACCGGTGCTGCAGGGTTGAAATGGGCTATAATTTGCCAACCTTGCAAGGATAAAGAGGATGCCGCATTGTTAAGTCAGGTTAAGCGAACAGTTAGATTAGGTGGCAGTATATCCGGCGTAATAGCAACAGGCAGCTACCAGAATTTAAGGCCGAGCTTTACATGGGAAGAAACTATTGAAAATTGCAATTTATCAGATGATCAGATACAGGATAGGATACAGCAATTGCATGCAAGCGGGTTTACCATGTTAAAGGAAGCAGAGCAGAGGGCCATCATAGAGAGGATACAGCGTGAACGAAAAGATTTGCGTTTTGTAGTTTCTCCAAAAGGCAACATACTTCCAAGTGTTACTTCTATAATAAATTATGATGCGGACTTCTTTGTTTCGCCGGAAGATTTAACTCAATACGCGGCTCAAGGGAACATTATAGACGCTAAAGTTAAGCACTATATTAGAACAGGAGAATGGAAGCTTGCCAAAGATTTGCAGGATTGTTGGACTGACCTTGTAATTTTGGCAAAGAGCAGTTTAAGGTTAAATAAGGATGCCGGCAGTTTTCCGAACTTCATCGAGAAGCATCCTATCACAGACATGAAAGTGGGCGAGAGGTTTTTCTTTGATGAGGAAGGGTATTGCGGAGAACCAGACTTTTTTGGAGTTCCTGATTTTAAAGGTGCTGAAAAGATAGAAACGATTTTTGATGTTAAGCGGACAGCGGACAAAGTTAAGAATGGAATACAGCTTGCGGCATATTGCAGGAAATTTGGCATCAAGCAAGGTGTAATAATCCCTATTAACGATAAGACAGAGCAGGGGTTTAGCAAGCCGACAATTTATAATGCCGAAACTTTGGATGGCTATTATAAAATATTCAAAGCCAAGCAGAAAGAATTTAAGAAGAGGTATAACATATAATGGATATTGTTAATATAGCGCAGAACATACAGGAAAAGATTAAGACATTAGAGTTGGGCAGAGAACTTTTGAAGGAACGAGCCGAAGAAAAAGCCGAAGCGATTGCTAATTATGAAAAGCAGATAGCGCTTACTTTAATTAAGCTGAAGAATGGCGTGGAATTTGAGTTGGACGGCGAGAAGATTGTCAATCCTCTGGGAAGCGTTTTGGAAAAAATAGCAAAGGGGATTTGCTATAAGGAAAAGTTGTCTATGGAGTTGGCTGAAGCTCAATATAAGAATGTTATAGTTGGCATGGCGGCCATGCAGGCAGAGCTTAACGGATATCAAAGCATATTCAGGCATTTAGAAGAAAGGAGTTAAAAATGGTTATGCTGGGAAGCGGCAATTTTGTAAAAACGGCAGAGGTAAAAAACGGAGATACGATAATCTTTAAGACAGAGGGGGAGTGGATAGAGAACACTAAATATACTTACCCTGATGGAACGCCGAGAGTTGACTTTGTAATTAAAGTCGAGATTAACGGCGAAGAAAAATCAATGCGTATTAACAAGACCAACAGGGAAGTTTTAATAGCGGCCTATGGCAACGATACTTCCAAGTGGATTGGCAAATCTGCTACTATCACAAAGGAAAAAGTTTTAGTGGCTGGCAAGAAACAAGATTGCATTTTACTTGAAGTGTCGGGAGTTAAGAATGGGCTTGAAGATGACGATGGAGTTCCGTTTTGATAGGCAAGATTATTAAAATGACCGATCTGAAGAAATCCCACAACGGCGGGCATTATCGCATGGCATTTTTCAAAATGGACACAGGTAAAAGTGCCATGACATTTATATACTCGTCTTGTGGGAACTCTTTAAGGTGGCTTAAAATAAAAGACGACATCAGCAAGGATAAAGATATATGGCTCAAGGGCCTTGTGTGGCTTGATGAGAAGAAAAGGATTATTGATGCTGACAGCTATTTTGAAAGGACGGATAATTGTGCCACAGGGTAGAATAATATTGAAGTCCATATCGGAAAGCAAGAAGCTTGCTATGCTTAAAACTGACGGCGCAAGATTGCTCTATACTTGGCTAATTCCTCATTTAGATATTAACGGTTGTTTCTCCGGCGATCCAAAGGTAGTTAACGGAAAAGTGGTTACCCGGCTAAACAAGGGCGATGATACTATTGAAGGATATTTGCAAGATTTGGAAGAAAACAAATTGATACAACGCTTTAATCATGATGGCGATATATTCCTTTATGTGCCTGATTTTACAGAAAAGCAGCCGAGATTGTATCCAGAGAAGGAAGGAAAACCGCTTATATCAAGAGTAACTCCAGAGTTACTCCAGGGTAGGTCGAGAGTTACTCTCCCACAAGTAAAGGAAAGTAAAGTAAAGGAAAGTAAAGTAAATATTAGCGAAAAAACCGCTGCTTTAATGAAGCAAGTTGAAAAGACTGGCTTCGCCATATACAAGTTTAACAACAAGCTTAAAAAGAAGCTAAAGGCCTATTTACCGGAAGAAGTGATTGTAAAGGTATGCGAAACCTACCTGCACAGCAATTCAAAAGGCGAAATCAGCAACAAATGGGGCTATTTTGTCAAGTCCTGCGATCAGGCATACAAGGACTTCAACCGGGATAAAAACATTCAACAGGCACAGGATTTGGCTCAAATTGGGGTATCTGAGAAGCTGAAGGGCCTACTTGCAGGCATAGGGGATGTAAAATAATGGATTTAAGCGTTGTAATACCCGCTTACAATGAATGTAATACCATTAAGGACAATGTGTTGCGGATAAAAGAGCAGCTTAAGGCGATGGAAATCAGGAATGAGATTATAGTTGTTAATGATGGATCGACAGATGGAACATTCCACAAGGCAAGGAAAGTTGCAGATATGGTATTAACTCACTATCCAAACAGAGGAAAAGGCAGCGCCATTTTGAAGGGTATCAGAAAAACAATATACGAATATGTGGCCATAATGGATGCCGACTTGCAAGTAGCGCTGCATGAATTACAAGTTTTCTTAAGGATAATGGAATTATATAATGCTGATGGGGTGGTTGGAAGCAAGCGACACCCATATAGCAACCTGACATATCCTTTGCATAGGCGCTTCATAAGCGATGGCTATAATTTCATGTGTCGCAAGCTATTCGGGATTGAGCTTCGGGATACTCAATGCGGGTTGAAGTTATTCAGGAAACGAGTTTTAAATGAAGTGATTGATTGCTTAAAGATAAAAGGTTTTGCGCTTGATCTGGAATTGATAGTGGCCTGCAAGGAACGGATGTTTCGGATCGCGGATGCGCCGGTGAACATTTACAAACAATCAGGGCCGGGCAGCGTTAGTGTAAAAACTATAACGCAAACATTTATTGATACATTGAAAGTTTGGTATAATAAAAAGAGAGGGGTGTATGGAAAAGAAGAAATCTAAATATCATAAAGGTAAATGCAATTATTGTGATATGAAAAGGCGGCTACGGCCTACGCCGTTCGCATTCCATATAAAAATGAATTATGCTATGTGCAAGCGCTGTTGGTGTTTATTTGGATTATGCAGATTGAAGGAGTTTTAATGAATAAACGGGCGAGTGGCGTAGTTTACGGCAGTTAGCTAGCTGTTTGGGTATATATTGAAGCCCATTTACAAGGTTTATCGCTAGCAGTGTTTCTTAAATGATAGGGAGTCATGACCTGAAAGTATAGGATAGCTGTGAATCGCAGGTTCGAATCCTGCCTCGCCCTTAAAATGTAGGAGGAGTGATGATTACAAAAATGGACTCCCTCACGATACAAGATATAAAAACAATTCGCAAGAGATTAGGATGGACAGAAGAATTTAAAAAGAATGGAAGGTTATGGCTTTTAGAAGCAAGAAAAGTTAGAGATGAATACGAGCTTACCGACAAAGATGTATTAGATATTGTAAATAATCGTATGAAATTTGACTAACCCAAAACCGAGGTTGAGATGAAATGCTTAGAATGTGATTGCCATTTAGTCAGAGATTATAAATGCCCACATGATTGTGATATGTGTAGAGATTGCGACCCCGAAGATATTCACTTAACCACCAGAAAGCGTGAGGGATGAATGAAAAGTATTTGTATGTGCACGGGAAGTCAGGGGTTATGTTTATCTTGTTTAGGTTTCTCAAAACAGGAGGATGAGATGAGTAAAATAACTTTAAGTTTAACTTATGATGCGAAAAAGGAACTTCCAAGTGGAACATCTATGCGGGAAACGATACGCATAGTATTGGATTTACTAAGACACATTGGTTGTGAGCTTGAGATTTTAGGCGAAGAAAATAGTCCAGCAACCGAAAGGTAGGAAGATTATGGTATTGCCACCAATTCCTTCCCATTGCAGCCATAAGCACAATTGGGATGCTGGTCTATGACATTGCCTAATAATCCAAATAAAATGGAAAGATTTATTCATGAGATTTTTCATGAGATAGCACGAGATGAAGAGTTATTAGATTCTTTTCGGGATATAGTTTCAATAATTGTTTCTAAATGGGAAAGCTATAAAGAAGAATTTTTAGATAATAAGGAGCAACCCAAATGAAGTGAGGGATGAGTAATAATTTAATTAAATGGCTAATGCTTAACTATTTTGTAGTTATGATAGCTTGTCTTGTAGAGAGAAACTATTTCAAGGCTTTGTATTGGTTATCAGCTATTGGTATAAGCATAGCTGTTATGGGGATGAAATGAAGAAATATCAGATTATTTATGCAGATCCACCATGGAGATACCGAGACAAAAACTGTAATGGTGCTTGCGCTGCTCACTACAAGACAATGAGCTTGAAAGATATTAGTTCTTTGTCAATAGATGCAATATCTGACAATGATTGTGTTTTGTTTTTGTGGGCGACATATCCACTATACCCTGAAGCATTAGAGGTTATTAAACATTGGGGATTTAAATATAAAAGCATCGCTTTCCAATGGGTTAAATTGAACAAGAAAAACTTAAAACCTTTTTATGGTCTTGGTCGTTGGACAAGGGGGAATACTGAACCTTGCTTAATCGCAGCCAAAGGGAAACCAAAAAGAATATCAAAGAGTGTTTTCCAATTAGTTTTTTCTCCTATTAGAGGACACTCTCAAAAGCCTGATATTGTGAAAAGTAAAATTATAGAACTCTTAGGCGATTTACCTCGGATAGAACTCTTTGCAAGAGAAAAAACAGAGGGTTGGGATGTGTGGGGTAATGAAGTAGAAAGTGATATAGAACTAAGGAGCAACCCAAATGAATTATGAGGAAACGAGAGAGATAATAGAAAAAATACAAAAACATTATGAGAATTTATATCAATCCAGTAGAAGAAATTGTCAGCCTTGTGGAGTAGAAGCAGAGAGAAGTCAAGCCCTCAAAATAGCCCTCAAAGCATTAGATATTTTGATAGAGGCGAAAGAGGAGATGCCTCAAGATGTTTGTATATCAGAAGTAACGAGATTATCTGTAAATGAACTGATACCTTTTGAGCAAGTAGAGCCATTTAAAAGGTTGGCAGTTATTTTAGATGATAGGGTAGATAAGATATATTTACCAATAATAGCTCGTCTTAAGGCAGAAATAAAGGAGCTAAAGAAATGAGCTTGAAGGATATTATAGATAACAGCTTTGGAATGTTTCTAATGGCGAAAGAGGATAATCCTATTTATAAGAATTTAAGAAATAAAGCAGAAGCCGACATCAAAGCTTACTTCAAAGAGTTGATGGGTGAAAAAGAAAAATGTAAAAATTGTGGAACAGAAGATGATAAAGACCACGCCTTGTTATGTCGGAACAGAGTATCATCTTTTATTATGAAGGGCTCAAACAAGCGTAGACAACAAGCACTAAAGAGGATAGATGATGCTTAATAAAGTAATACAAGGTGATTGCGAACAGGTGCTTAAAACACTACCAAGTGATTACGTGGACTTAGTAGTTACTTCCCCGCCATATGACAATTTACGAGATTACAAAGGATATACTTTCAACTTTGAGCCGATAACCAGAGAATTATACCGAGTGATGAAGAAAGGCGGAGTGGTGGTTTGGGTAGTAGGTGATGCGACAATTAACGGAAGCGAAACGGGAACATCTTTTAAACAAGCACTTTATTTTAAGGAGATAGGATTTAATTTGCATGATACGATGATATATAGAAAGGTAAATTATATTCCTTTGACGCACAATAGATATGAGCAAGAGTTTGAGTATATGTTTATTTTATCAAAAGACAAGCCAAAAACTTTTAATCCGATAAAGATGCCAACGAAATTGGCGGGGAAAACTCATAACCCCAAAAGACCTTGTAATTATGATAACCACAGTATAAGACATAATAGAGATGAGAAATTGGTTTATAAAAATGAAAAAATAAAAGGGAATATTTTTGAATATGTCGTTGGTGCTGGAAATGAGAAAACAAATCATCCCGCCACTTTTCCCGAAAAACTCGCCCAAGACCATATATTATCTTGGAGCAATAAAGGAGATTTAGTTTTAGACCCAATGTGTGGTAGTGGCACAACTTTAAAAATGGCGAAAGTATTAAATCGTAATTTTATTGGAATTGAGATAAGCCAAGAATACTGCGATATAGCGGTTAAAAGACTCAATAATATAGCAAAGGGTGGGGATAAATTGTCACCCCCCTTATAATTCAGCCAGCTAAGGAGGAGGAGAAATGCAATATCAAGAGGCCATAAGAATAATAAAAGAGAATTGGGAATTTGATAAAATGCCTACTGATTTATGGATAGCTTTAGATTTGGTTTTATTTAGAAATAAAGTTTTTAAAAAACGCCACGAAACTACTATGATTGCCGAGGCCTATAAAGATTTGACTAATGATAAAAAAAGATTAGTTAAGGACTTTTTAATATTTTTGGGGAAAAGAGGACAGATGAGGGATGAAACCACCGTATATGAGGGGATATGAAAGGAGCCTAAAGATGAATAAGACTGTGGAAAAGATAAGAGAATTATTATACGAAGCAGGTTTAGGTAAATCATCTATTGATGACATAGAAACAACTAATCAATTAGCCCAAGCTATCTACAACGCAAGGAATGAGATATTTGAAATAGATGAGGAGAAGATGGTCGATATTATAGCTGATTACCAAGATGATTGTATTATGACTCCCAAAAGACCAAGTAATGTTAAATTACTTGAAAGCCATTTAGCCAAAGCAATCTCTAAAGCAGGAGTGATTAAATAATGCAAAAAGTTATCTATGTAGTTCCACCCATGAAAAATGCAAAGGGCTATGCAACCATAGGGCAGAATAGGCAGTTCCAATGGTTTACCGATCCATTCTTTGCCTACCCTATTGTGCCGGCCTTATCAGCTACCATGCTTGCGAACTCCGGCAAAGCGCAGGTATTATGGCTTGATGCGGTGGCTTCCGAATTAAATGAAGTAGAGTTTGGTCGGGCCATAGTTCAGATGATGCCGCAGTATTTAATATTTGAAGCGCCTACGCCTTTAATTAAAAGATACTGGGAAGTGATTAATGGCATAAAGCAATTCCTTCCGCATATCAAAGTTATTTTATGCGGGCAGCATGTAACCGCGCTTCCAGAGGAAAGCAAAAAGGAATGCAATGCAGATTTTATTGTTCAGGGCGGCGATTGGCATTATGAGGTATTTAAGATTATAACTGGCGCAGAATGGGATAAGAAAACGCCATTACCTCATATCAACAGGCAGATTACGAACTCATGGCTTTATGCTTATAAGAATGGAAACTTCAGATACCTGCCCGGAACTTATATCATGTCAGCGATGGATTGTTGGTATCGCAAGTGCAAGTTTTGCTCTTGGGCCACCTATCATAAAAATTATCATATCAGGGATGTGCAGGATGTCTTAACGGAAATTGAAGGGTTGATTTGCATGGGCTTCAAGGAAATCTTTGATGATAGCGGCACTTTTCCGACAGGGGAATGGCTGCGAACTTTTTGCCAAGAGGTTATCGACAGGGGTTACAACGACCATGTTGCCTTTAGCTGTAATATGAGATTTGGCGCTTTAGGTGAAAAAGATTTTGCACTACTCAAGCAGGCCGGTTTCAGGATGTTGCTCTGGGGATTTGAAAGCGCTAATCAGAGAACGCTTGACAAGCTGAATAAGGGCTATGACAAAAAGGCGGTAATGCAGGACTTGATATTGGCGCGGGCCGCAGGGCTTGAAAGCCATTTGACGGTTATGTTCGGATACCATTGGGAAAGCTGCGAGGATGCAAAAAGGACTTACAATATGGTGCGGTGGTTGCTCAAAAAAGGGTGGGCCTCAAGCGCGCAGGCGACAATCTGCATACCATATCCCGGAACGCCGCTTTGGCAGGAGTGTAAAGAGCAGGGCAAGCTTGCCACAGAAGATTGGACAGATTACGATATGTCAAAGCCGGTAATGAAGCTTCCTTATTATGAAAAGAGATTGTTTGCGCTTCAAAAAGGGATTTACAATGCTGCGTTCCATCCAGAGTTTATCGCACGAAAAATTGCGGGAATAAAGAGCTTTGAGGATTTGAAATATTATATTCGCATAGGTCAAAAGGTCTATGACAGGTTCGGAAACTTTCATGATTTAGGAAAGGTGGTGAAGGGATGATAACATATTCAATTCTTTGCGTTATCTGTTTTTGGGTTTGTTATGGGATTTTATTTGCACATTATTCTGCGATACAACCAAATGATGATCAAAGAGAAAATAGGGGATTTAGTATTCTTATATCATTGATGTTATGTCCATTTTTAATAATTGGTGTTTTGATATGTTATTTGGTAACAGGATTTGCAAAGAATAGATGGAAAATATGAAACCATTAGTTAGTATAATAATACCGACACATAAAGACGCACAGATAGAAAACTGTGTTGCCTGCATTAAACAATCGACTTATAAAAACATAGAAATTATTGTTGTTGATGAGGGCAAAGAGAGGTCGGCTCAAAGGAATATCGGCATGGATAGAGCAAAGGGGGATTATTACTTGATACTTGATAGCGATCAGATGGTTGAGCCGAAAGTTATAGAGCAATGTATGGCACTTGCAGAGAAATGCATATCTATTTACATTCCTGAAAGGACATTTGGAACAGGCCTATTTAACCGGCTTCGGGATTGGGAAAGGCAGTTTTATATTTGCACTCCAGTTGATGTTGTTCGGTTTGTCGAGGCAAAACATTGTCCTCGTTTTGATGAAACAATGTCAGGCCCGGAAGATAGCGACTGGGATAGGCGCATTCAAGGTCGGCGCGGGATAACCGCTGCTTGCATTTGGCACTATGACGGTGCGAACCTTTGGCGATACCTAAAGAAAAAGGTCTACTACGCCAAGAGCATGCAAAGATTTAAAGAGAAATGGCCGAATGATAAGGTTACAAAACTTTGGTATCGGTGTTTCTGGATTTTCATCGAAAAGGGCAAGTGGAAACGGCTTATTGCCAAGCCGCACTATGCTGTGCTTTTATTTATGTTGATATTTACAAGAGGAATAATCTACCTATGCGCAAAAAAATTTTAATCTTAACTCCGTTCAGCCCGAAGTTTGTAGGTGGTGCTGAAACCTTCTGCAAGGATTTGCATAATGAAGCTATTAAAAAAATTGATGTCAGGATTGTTACTCTGGAAAGGCAATTCGAGGATTGGGATAATCCCGGCTTGCTTCAATGCTTTACGATTTTTGTTGAGCTTACTTTCAGAGCGCTATTGCTGCGCCGGAAGTTTAAATATGAAACTGTGCATTGCCTTGGGATTATCGGAACGGCCACAGGCGCAGTATTGAAAAAGCTCTTTAAGGTAAAACTGCTTTCAACAACGCTTGCGATATATGGTTTTGAAAAATGGCCTTTTTTAAAATACACATGCGCATCCTTTATCATGGGACATTCTGATATTGTATATGTTGAGGATAGTATCGGCGAGCAAGATATTTACAAATTGGGATTTTCCGTTCGCAAGCAGGATGTAAAAAAATTTATGCATTGGGTTGACTTGTTTAAATTAAGCCCGCCATTGACAAGAGATAAAAAAGAAAACGAATTAGATGTTTTATTCGTAGGTCGGCCGATAAGGAAAAAGGGTATGCACATAATCCAGTTCGTTCAGGAGAGATTATCGCATTTAAAAGGGTTGAGGTTTCACTATGTTACAGATATTTCATACGAAGATTTGCAAAGCTATTATCAAATGGCTGATGTTCTTGTTGTTCCTTCTCTCTATAATGAAGGGGTTGCAAGAGTGGTTATTGAGGGATGTTCAGCCGGGCTTGCGGTTGTTGCATCAGCAAGAGGGTCGTTGCCCGGATTGGTAGAGCCATTTGGCATGATTTGCGGCATCCCTGAAACATATACTTTTGAAAAGGCAATCGAAAAACTTTACAATGACAAGTGCCAACTATTGTCAATGAAAGTAAAGGCAAGGAACTATGCCTTGCTTAATTTTTCAAACAAAAATGCAGAGGTATTTTTTGAGGAATATTAAATGAAAATAGCATTTTGTTGTGCCGAGGATGTTTCGCTGGGCGCTGCCTATATCATCAGGCATTTAAGAAAGCGAGGGGATGATATCAAACTCTTTTTCGATCCTTTGCAGTTCAATAGGGGCTATTCTCGGAATAAGCTTCTCGGAACTCTATTCGATGTTCGTAAGGTTTTGGTGCGTAACATTTATAAATTTAACCCTGATGTTGTTGGTATTTCTTGTGTTACTGCTACTTATCAATGGGGTTTGTCGCTTGCTGAACAGGTTAAAAAGAAACTGCCAAAAACAAAAATAGTCTTTGGTGGCATTCATGCAACGCTTGTGCCGGAAGAAGTCAAGAAGCATAGGTTCATTGATGAGGTTGTTACCGGTTGCGGGGTTGAATACTTTGGCGGCAAGTTTAACCCTGATGTGTTATGGCCAGA